CAGATGGGTTGTACGGTTCATAATCCATACAAGCTCACCGAGCTCATGCTTCATTGAGCCACAACCCTTGAGCATAGCCGCAAAGAGGGTCTTGCCGGATTTGCCGGAAAGAGATGTCTTAACAAGGCCGGTGGCGACTGCCATGCCTGTCGGCATCTTTGTGCCTGTACCAAAAACGATAGCTTTGTCGAGCGCATAGCCGAGACCCTGCCCGAGCATGCTGATGATTTCGGATGCCAGAGCGATGTCAGAATCCTCAAGCAGTGCGTTGCAAACCGGAATAAAGCAACCAACCTTGAAGCCGTCGAGCTCGATGTTTGTGAAGCTGATCGCGCCCTCATTGATTGTTCCGCACATTTCCGTCCATACACCTTCCGGTACAGCACCGGCGATGACCTGACGAGTTGTACCCGGTACACTCGTCTCACTTACGTGTGCTCTCAGCTTGGAAGACTTATCAACCTCGCTGTATACGAGCGGGAGAACGACCTGCGGGATTGTGTATGCACCGCCGGATACGCCGCGGGTCTCCTTGCGTGACATAATTTCTCTTGTGTTCTGGAGCCATGCCTTAACGTCCTCGCGGGCAAACAGTGCGTCGCGCTCCATAATATTCATACCGAAAAATGTTCTGGATTCCATAGTCCTTACCTCCACCTTTTTCTCTTCGGTTCTTGCTTCCGGCTTTGCTTCCGGTTTTGTTTCCAGTTCGTTAAGCTCAGCCTCAAGGTCGCCACAAGCCTTCTCGAGGTCTGCTACCTTCTCGCCATGCTCTTTCTTGTCAGCTTCGTACTTGTCAATCTCTTCCTCGACAGCGGCCTTTTCTTCGTCTGTCTCGGCTTCCTCGATTGCAGTAGTCAGCTCAGCCTCGCGGGTCTCAAAATCCGCGTCTTTCTTGCGCAGTTCTTCGAGCGACTTTTTCGTGTCGTCAATCCTGCGCTTCAGCATCAGGGCTTTCAGTGCCATGATTTTTACCTCCTAACTTATTTCTCATCTCCTCGCGCCATGCATCGAGCTCTCTCTTCCGAATTGTCTCAATGTCATGCTGACGTGCAGAAATGCTTGTTTCTTCGTACGCGGGAAACGTACAACAACTAACCTCGTAGAGGCGGACTTTTTTGATTGTCCAATGGACGGAGCCGTTAATACTTGCGTCCACGTCCTCGTCAAGGATTTCAAAACCAAATGAACACTGGTCAACATCGCCTCGAACAACACGGTTGTACATGTTCACGGCATCCTGATCGTTCGGATTGATTAGGATGCTTCCCCATAAACCGTGCTCATCCTCGCGGAGCTCGAGCGTGCCCGCTGTTGTCCGTCCGAGAACTAACGTTGAGTCATGGTTAATCAGAGCTCTAACGTCACCGGAAAGTGTCTCGGCGAACGCTCCCGGCGCGATAGATTCTGTATAACCGTCCATGATTTTGTAGTCGCTATTAAAAACGGCGAAGTAGCCTTCGATTCGAAGCTCTCCGCCGGATTCCCTCGTTGTAAAGGGCGATGTGCGAGCGCGTACTGTGCGCTGTATTTTAGTTCTGATTTCTTCCATGCCTGCCTACCTCACTGTGTTAGCTTTTTCTGATTCCCTATCATGTCGATTGGGATGTAATTCTCGAGCACCTTCAGCTCGTCCAGTCCATCCCTCGGGTCGAGTCCAATCTTCGAGCGGGCCTCATTTCCGTCAACGATTCCTCGGTCGTAATATCCGCCCATGACGTTTGCGACCTGAGACAAATCCCAACTGAGGAGCGACCATCTGTTGAATTCCAGATACCATTTCGGGTTGATTATCAAATCCCTCGTCATGGTCTGCTGTAGGATGGTTGCGATATCCTTGATGGTCGTGTTAATGAAATTATTCCACTCGCTCTGGCTGAACTCGCCAACCCCGAGCAGAAATGCCGGGCAAGACAGAATCGAAGCAATCGTGCGTTTGTCGAGCTGTACCGCGTCATTGATAGCCAGGTCGGCAAGGGACAGCGGGCGGACTTCCTTAACATCAAACGCTTCCGCCGGGATGAGCCACGGTTCGCCTATCTCGGTTGTTTTGATGTAGCTGTCGAGAAGCTTCTTTCGACCTTCCGGACTTGCGAATTCATCCGTTAACGCATCGACCTTGACGACAATCGAGGGCTTCCATTTGCTCTCCATAAAAGCTTTCTCGGTCGCCCTTGCCTGCTTGAGGTTGTTCGCAACCGCTCGAAGGGATGTCGTCAAACCCCTGCCCATCCACGGCATTTCCGGGTCTGGATTGAACACAAAATGCACAAGGTCGTCGCCCGGCTCGTGGTCGATTCCGTCAACGTTTATCTTGTAGCTGTACCCGTCCTGCCGGAATGAATACCGGTACGGCGCAAGCGGTTCAAGGTCGCCCATGAGACCGTTATGCGTATGCACCCACACGACCGAGTTGCCACGATTGTGAATGAGCAAATCCATGACGATTTTCTCAACCCAGTTCTTCCGCACCATGTACGAGCACGGAGATATGTCTATCTTCTTGCTAAGTTCGTTCTGGATTCGGATGTCGCCTTTCGACGTGTTCTCTTTGAGGTAAATCGTCATCATGGACACGAGGCTCGCTATCTTCCGACAGCCCGCTAAAACTTCTGGATTTTCCGCCAGCGAGGTATAGCCGGAGACCTTTATGCTTTCGTAATCGTCCCCGCAGAGGAACTGTACAAGGCTGTTTGATTGGTTCCTCGCCTGCACCTGCTGGCGGTTCCGATTCTTATTCTTTCTTGCCATCTCCCCACCATGCCTTACCGGCATCGCTCCTTTCTAGGTTTTCGAGGTATCTGACGCAGGCGAACACACTCGCGTCAAAAATATCTATTCTGTAATCCGCTTGGATTTTCTCGTACATAATCATGTCGTCTGTCTTCTCGACGGCTCGGACGTTCTCCACGCAGTATTCGTACGGTTCTGCATGCATGTAGTAGAGCGTGCCGTCTTTTGCCGCCTTCTCAATATGGCGAAAACCTTCGGACTTCACATAGTAGTATTGCGGTTGGTCGATAATCTTAAATCCCGCCTGACGCATGAGGCGGATATACTCGCGTCCGAATTTCCGGTCGTGTCCGACCTGCACGATTTTGAAGCCGCGCTCCCGCATCTCCATGAACCACCGGACAACGTCGGAATATTCCGTGGTCGGTGTGTTAGTCATGGTCAACCACCCATCATCCATCCATCCAAAGAGCGGAATGTTGTCCTTTTCGGCTTTATCTGTAGCCGCCACAACAGGGAACCACGCATGAGGGATGATGATGTCGACCCCTTTGTAATTTCCGAACAAGCAGGCGGCAGTTAGGTCGTGCATCTTGGAAAGGTCTACGCCACCGAACCACTTAATCGGCAGAGTTGCGAGCTCATCGAGCGACCAATCGTATTTCGTATCTGAATTGCGAAATTCGTTGATGTTGAAATACGCCTTGACTGCATTTGTGAACACGTTGAGGGACTTTGCGAAGAAGTCCTTGCGCTGTTGCGGGTCGTTCTGGGCTTGCAAGCTGTCGTTCAAAATCTCCTGCGGTCTGATGGTCACGCCGTAGGACGGATTTGCCATCTCATGCACGAGCGGGTTCGCGTAATCAATGTCACCGTTCTCGTCTGGATTTGCGCAGCAGATGAACACGAAATACTGCTCATCGCTTATCGTTCCGTCAAGAATGCTCCGGCAATACTTAAGCCTCTGCCCGAGGAAGCCCTGAGCGTTATCGCCGGCAGTGCTGATTCCGATAATCAGCTTATTCGTGTAGGCTTTCATTGCCTCTTTGAAGAGGTTGTACTGCTTCGTAGACTTGAACGCGTGAATCTCGTCACAGATTGCGATGTTGCAGTTAAGCGAGTCCTGCGTGTCCGGATTTGCGGCAAGGGCACGAATAAAAAAGGACCCGTCGGGCAATTCCGCCTCGATTGTGTGAGCACTGTGATTGTCTATCACATGCACATGCCCGCCGTCCTTATCCTCTTCGCCCATGCGCTTTATGTTGTAGGTCATGAAATTGAACGTTTCCAGGGA